AGACGGGAGAAACACCATGCTAGATTTCAGCCAATTACCTGATCCGGTCGAATCAGAGATCGACGGCATCGTCAACGAAGTCGTTACTGAAGTCTTCTGTATTGTCGAATTTGAGTGCCACGGCACCACGCCCGACGATGAGGTCAGGGGCGATTTGCCAAGCGAGGCAACAAGTAGAAAAATCGACAGGCTCGCGGAAGCCCTGAAAGAAAGGCTAATGGATTTTAAGGAGTAAGCAAGCCTCGCTGAAAATCCTTAACCCCTTGTATCAATTTTTCTGTCACCTCTTGCGTCGGCTTTAACCTATCGAACATATAATTGTGTCGGTACAGCGGCTTGTCTTCTCTCACCATTTTAGCCGCAAAATCAGGGAACAAAACACTGCGCGGTATTGGCACCTCTAGACCGCCAAGATAGTCGCCGCCAATGTGGTGACTGTAACTCTTATGCGGAAGTTTTGTTTGGCTCGTCGGTATCACTTTAGACTGTGGGAAGCCCATAAAATCAAAACCCGATAACGGGTCGGATTGGCCGCGCTTGAGATGCCGGAAGCGGTCGTCTGTTATGGCATGTCGCAGCGAAACCGCGTCAGGTGCGCCTTCTAATTTTGTGATTTTATTTAAATCCAGTGTTTCCATAAATAACTTGCGATGCATCGGGCTGCGGTCAAACAGTTCCTTTTCTTTTCCATCAAAAGCCTTAACCGTCTGTATTTTTCGGGGCGCCACATACGGCTCCCCGCTTTCTTTTGCTTTCTTTTTCGCCACCTCTATGGCGTCTTTGTTTGCCTTTTTAATGCCAGCGTTGAACCGCTCAAGAATTGCATCCTGAGTCTTTTTCGGCATCCCGTATATGTCGTGCGTTTTATACAAAAGATCGATGCCTGCATGAGCATAATCACTACCCGTACCAGCCATCGGCGTGCCAACGCCAACCGCTCTATCGCCTATGTCGTCAAATAACGACTTATAACGGCTAATTACACCTTCGCCAGATGCCCAACCGCCCACGTCCGGCATGTAGTGGTAGCCGCCCTGCACTTGATACGGGGCGTTGTGCATATTCTGCCCAGCAAATTTAGATATGATCTGACGGCTGGTACGGTCACCCGGCACCGGCACCAATATCTTGCCTAGTAGACCCTCAATGTTGATCTGGCGGTCGCGCGGCCCCGCAGTCTTCGGGGTGGTCGTTACCAAGTCGGCGTCAAGCTGCCGCAGCCGATCGATCGGCACTTTTAAACCTTTGCTGTATGGCGTCGGGAAACCTTTTTCTTGCCCTCTCGCGCCGATCTCCGCTACTTGAGGCGCCATGTAGTCGGCGCGCGACAAGCCAAAAAAAGCATCCTCGCTAATACCAGATTGCCTGGCCCCGCGCTTTATTTCGTCCTCTAGTTGGGTTCGGCGGATCGCGTTAGCAGCAAGCGATCCTGCGGGCGCGCTGCCGGTCAACAGGCCGCCGCCCATAGTGTTTAAGGCAAACTCCGCAATGTCTTTGTAAGTCGGTTTGTAGCCTTTGCCGACCGCGCCGGGGAGCATCAAAGAGTTCAAAAAGTCTAACCCCCCCTGCGGCATACCCATAGTAAAGCTGCCGCGTCCGGTGTCGTCGCCGCCGACCTCGACTATCGGCCAATACTGTTCGCGATACGTGACGTTAGGGTCTAATAAACCCGCCAAAATCTTTTTGCGCGGGTCAGCGAACAGGCCGGTCGGCTGGTTTGTCATTTTTCACTTTCTTAGGACGCCCACGCTTGGGCGGCGGTGGCTTGCTGCGGTCGCGCGTGTAAACCATCGTAAACGGTTGCGCGTTGCGCGGGATTTCAACGCCCACGCTTTTTCACCTTCTTGCCCGTTTTCTTGGCGTATGCGCTGGCTGCCTTGCGGCCTGCCTTGGTATAGGCGAAATGCTTTTTTCCGACTTTAGGCATTATTCAGCAAACCCTCCGTCATAGCCGCCATCCTCATCGCCGCCAAACTCGCCAGGGTCAAAACCTTGGCCGAAATCCTCCGCAAACGAACCGTAATCAGCGATATCGTTAATGCTAACAACGTCGGCTGTATCATCCAGGTATTGACCGCCGCCGAGAGCGTCGAAAGCCCCTTCGGGGTCTATACCGAATCCGCCCAAGTAATCTTCGCCGGGGTCTTGGTCGCCAATAGCTTTGTTGTAGACTTTGGCTATTTTTAACGGTGTGCTTAAAAATCCGCCGAATGGAAGGCCAAAAATAATGGATGCCGCAAGCTGTGACGCTGGCGACAGTTGGTCGTCCATGCCGGGTGCGTTTGCCTGATCGCCGGTATCGGCGTCGTTGGGATCAATCACGCTTGCCATCGCTGCGGCGGGGATATCCCCAACGCCCCAAATCGCTGGGTCCGACCAGATTGTGGAATCGCTCGTTACAGAACGCGGGCGGCTGGTTGTTGTGCGTGGTGCTAAAAGGCCGGTCGCGGCGGCTGGTGTTGATGCGGAAATCGGTATGCCAAAATCGTCGTATTGGAACGGACTAGCCGGTAACCCAAAAGACGCTGCCGCTGCGGTCGGTGCCGGGGCTGTGACAGGACCGCCGCGACCAAGGATTGGGTCAGGCAACCGTTCAATCGCGGCTGATGCGTCGAATATCGCTTGCAGGCGGCCCATCTGTTCCGCAGTCGGGCGCGAAAGAATCGGGTCAGCGGGCGGCGCTGGCTGACTTGCCCGCATCTCCGCGATGACCGCCGCCGGGGGTAGAAATTTAACTGATTTGTACGGCGTGCCTGTCGCCTTGTCGGCGTATGTCGAGCCGCCGATTTCTTCTTCCAGCGCGGCGGCTTTGTTAATAGTGGCGTAGTTTTCTTGGCTATGCGGCTGGCCGGTTAGCAGGTCAGGATCAGGATTTTGATCCGACAGAGCGTAAGCGCCAAAGTCGAACCCCGGCCATTGGTATGTTTCACGTTCCTCGCCCTCTAAACCCAACTGATTTAGCTTTTGCAGCCGATAATCCGGCTCTGATATTTTGCCTGAAAGATAGTTCCAGGTGAGCGCATCCAGATGCGGCGCTGACGGATCAAACGACATACGACGTATCCGGCGTAAAATGACGGTTCCAGGCGTATCGCGTGCCGTGCGCGCCGACGACTGCGTTGGATGCAAACGTCAAGCAGAACGCATCTGCTAAATCAGGCGATTTAATGCCGCGCTTGCGCATCTCATCCTTGCTTTCAATCTTAATTTTGCCTGAACTGGTGAATGCGAAGCGCGGAGCGGCTAATTCGGCGACCAACATCTGGTCGTCGGGAATGTGGCAGTCTTTTGCCTCAAACCATTCGCGGCAGCGATACCAAAGCTCATCGCGCAGCCGCATGTATTTCTGACCCATACTGGCGCTTTCGGCGACGTTGATGCCGCGCGCCGGGAGATCAAGTTCGATGCAACGGTCAACGACGCCCGCGCCGATGCCAATTACGTCAATACAGATTTCTTCAGGGCGGTCCATGATGGGGGTCGCGTCATATTCGGCCTGGATGATGCCGCACAATTCCATCGTTGATTTGTCGCGCCAAGTCTTGGGCGGCTCCAACAGCGTGTTGCCACGGCGTTTCGCAAGTGCGGACCTGTCGCTGCCGTAGCGGGCGCAATCGACGCCCCATATTACGGGAGCCGTTTCCGATGCTTCAACGTCGCGTACTAAGGCCGCCTCGATGAGGTGCAGCGGCACAAGCGTATCCTCGTCCGCCTGCGGAAACTCGCCCAAAACGCGGACGCGATAACTGTTACTGCTTTCGCCGTAGCGCAGGCCCATGTCCCTGATGAAATCAGGGCTAACCAGTGGGTTATCCTTGCAGCTGACCCGGCGGGTCCACCAATCTTGTGAAAGCTCCGTATGGGTGCGGTAGAAAAAGCCGCTGGCGCGCACAGGGTTGCCAAGCATTAGCGTGGTTGCGTTGTGGCCGCTCATGCTGCCCGCCGCGCTCTCAAATACCTCTTCGGGAACGCCGCTGGCTTCATCGACTATAAGAAGCACGTTCTCGCTGTGGACGCCCGCCAAGGATTCGGGGCGCTCCCTGCTACTTGTACGGGCGCTGCAAAAAGCCTCCGTGGGGCTGGATTTCAGTACAATTCTGTCGCTGGTGGCCTCGAATAGCTGATTAATGGCAGGGGGTAGTTCCTTTAAGCGGCTTTTTGTTTCCGCGAAAAGTGCGTCATAAAGTTGCGCGGCCGTGGGGGCCGTCACGACGACCTTGGCCGGGTAGCGCGTGGTCATAAACCAGAGCAACAAAGTTGCGGCGCAGCTTGACTTGCCGACGCCGTGGCCGCTGCGGATGCTTAACCGACGTTCGCCGCTGGCGATGGCACGCATAACGTCTGCTTGCCACGGGAGCGGTTCCATGCCGATGACGTTGGCGCAGTAGGCAACAGGATCATCGCGGTAACGGGCAATGAATGCGGCCCATGCTGAATTTTTTTCAGACATTTTTTGAAAATGCGTCCCAAACGTGCGCGGATGGTATAAAAATAGTATCGCCCCGCCGCGCGTCACGAAGGGGGGGGGGTCGTATCACATGATACTATTAGCGCCTGATATTCCAGACGTTCGCACACAAGGCGCGACACATACCCAATGATATCAAAGGTTTAGTGTGTGCGTTCGCAAATAACTCGCAAATCAGCTTTTCGATCCGACTGTTTTCCCGATTGGCACCACGTTCTCGGCATCAACTGGCGCTTTAGCCAGCGTTTGCAGTGCGGATAGATGTTCTTCCGCGCTAGATTCATGCGTAACACGTTGTTTTTCAACGAATAATCCGGCCAAGCGACCCAGCTTTTCGAGCGATGAGGCCAGAGCTGCGGGATTGCCGCCCGCCTCGGCCAGCGCAGCCGCCCGACGCAGCCCGCTCCCCACTTCCTCAAGCGTTATCTGCTGGAAATCGGACTGTTGCTCTTTAATTTCCTTTATTTTTGCGGCGACCTTGTGGTTCTCTCGCACCAATTCGTGCGCAGTCCGGCCTATTGTTTTCTCGGACATTTTCTCACAATTATATACATCGCGGTATGCCTGAGAGGCATTGCCGCCGTTCGACACATATCTCCGGGCGAATTTCTCCTGCTTTAAGGTTAAATTAGGGTAACCGTTCGGCATCATTCCCTCACAAAAAAAGCCGCCAACCGGCGACTTGTGCGGCGTAGCCGCAATCTAGTAATTCCGTACCAGATTTAGTGTGCGTCGTCAACAATTACTCAACACCTTGTACCACAACGTCAACATCGCCCGCTGAAACCGCCGCTTCGCCGTCGCCGGATGCACACCCATCACGCCACCAATCTTCCGCCACGCAGGCCCACGCTCACGCCCTACCGCAGAGTGCGCTGCCATCCACACCAGGCGCGCATCCTCGACCGGCATGTGCTTGGTCAACTCAATAGCGACATCCCAGCGTGTGACCTCCGCAGCGCTGGCGGGCGACGGCCGCACTTCAACCTCATTATAGCCATAAGCCAGACCCGGTTCCGGCAGCACATCCGGCCACCCGCCACGCACACGCAAATCGTAAGCACGCGGCATTTTCCGCTCCGCTTCCGCCGCCGCAAAAAACAGACCCGCCAGCCCGCGTTCATCGCCGACCAAATCCTTCACCTGACGCCAATCCATCAATTTGCGCCAAAGCGGAAAGGTACTAGCGCCGCCTTACTCTGCGCAGCAAGCGCGCACCAAGCGCGCGCTAACGCGCTTGGAGTGCGCGTGCGCAGTAAGCTAGTACCGTTATTTTCTGCGCGCGCACTTTTTGCGCGGTAAGCGCGCACTAAGCGCGCGGCAACGCTCACTGTTCTAAACCGGGTAAATTCGACCAATTTACGAACAATCCGCGCTCTTCGCGCCGCCGCACCGGGTTCTTATATTCACGCATTTCAAGCACCTCATTTGCCATCCACGTCCGCAAAATTGCCTTCGCCGCACCCTCTTTCACGCCACTATCCAGAATCACATTTCCGGCCCATCGTTCAGTTGCACCACGCGCTGTCGCGACGAACCGCTGCCCGTCATCAAGCCCGTCGCCAATCGTGGTTAAAATGTGGCGCGCTCGATCTACCCCCATACCGTCGAACGGATCTGGCGGCGTCCACGTATCAAGCACGCCGACGTAATCGCCACTCGCCAACTCAACAGAGTGTCGCTCGTACCACGTCGCCGATTCAGCCGGCGCACTCATGTTCGCCTTCGCCTCATCCACGCGAACGAACCACGACTTCCGCCCGCGCTCGATATCGAACGCTTCGGCCTCTTTGTCGCTCATCCCCGTAATGGTGCGTGCCGACCGCACGGCACCACTAAGCGCTCCCGCACCGCGTGCCGTATTAATGTCACCCGCTACGGTCACGAACCCCGACGGCGGCTTGCGCGTATGATGAACCAGATCCACAGCTGCACCGCAGCGCTTGGCGATGTCGCCAAATACATCAAGCACGGCATCTATCTGCTTGTTGTCATTTTCCTCCGCATAGTGAGATTTCACGAACGGATCGACCTGCAGAACACTTATGTCGTGCATTTCCATTTGCTCGCGCACCTGGGCGGCGACCGGCGTAGCCACGACGACGCCAGCGCGGTTGCGCTCTGCGACGATCATCTTGCAGTCGCGGCCGCTGTCCAGAAACAGCCAGTTCTCTAGCTCGACAGGCGGAATGCCGAAATGTTCGCAGATCGCCCAGCAACGCCGCATCAGCTCATCGCGCGGGTCTTCCAGATTGTAATGCCACACCTTGACGCGGCGGCTTATCTCATGCCCCAGCAACGGCCTACCCGTCGCCAACGCTATCGCTTCAGTTAATGAAAGCGTCGTTTTGCCAACGCCGCCTGGAGACACCGTTGCGGAAACATAGCCACGTATCAAATGCCGCCCGTAGAGCCACTGTCGCGCCTCTGTGGCGCGCATATCGTTCGCCATGAACTTTGACGCCCGCATCCGCAGCGGTTCATGCTTGCGCACCTCCTGCAGCAAATTCGCGGAGTCATTTTTCTGCAGCCAATCGCTGACATCGGCCTTATCGCCAAGGTCTGAACATAGTGGTGCAATCGTCACGCTTTTAGCCAAAGGCGCTAGCGCTTCGCGCGCGTCCGCAGCCTTCGCGGCGCCTGCCTTGTCGTTATCGGGAATAATGTAGACGCTTTTGCCCGTAAAACTGTCGGCGATATCCGACCAGCGGCTCGGTCCCTTCCACGTCGCCGCAATACCGGCCTCGATCAGCGCATCAACGTCCTTTTCACCTTCAACGATGACAACTTCCGCAGCGTCCTTAAGCACGTCCAACCGATAAGGCACGCGCTCAACTTCACCAAGACCCCACTGCCATCCGCCATCAACCGGACGCCGCTGGCGAAAGTCCTTCGGCCAGTATCGCAACACTTGATAGAGCAGATCGCCGCGCGCATCGTGATAGTCGTACTTGCGGACGATGATTGGCCTTATATCAAGTGTAAAACTTTCCTCCTCCTCCCAAAGCCCACGATCACGAAGTGCCGATATCACTGAACGCTGGTCACAACCAGCGTGACAGTGGACAAGCGTCGTGCCGTCTTCCTCGCCTATGGATAGACTAGGATTGCGGTCGTCGTGCGCGGGACACCGCGCCACCCATCCGGCACCGCTGCGCCGTGCGCCTAATCCGCGCGCTATTGCTTCCGCCATCAAAATGGAATCTCATCATCAAGTTCTTCCAGCCCTTGAAGGCGCGCTTCGACCACTGTCTGCAGTAAACAGCGACCGAACTGCACCAGTTCCTCACGCGTAAGCACGGCAAGGTCCGTTTTACCTAATGAATCCAAGTATTCGCCGCCATTACATATGCCGCGCCAGATGTGTTGATCTTCCTGTGTAGTAAAATCTGTCATCAATTTCTCCCGCTCGTTAAGTAACTGGTGACCGCGCGAACAAAACCATCGCGCCCTACCCGGCTTCCGGCGCAACGCTGGATCGAAACCAAATCCGCGCTCCGGCTTAAAACAGACGAAACACAGCGCCCGACTCGTCATCTATCTCTCCCGCTCCATCGCAACTGCTACATGCAACCTCATGCACCCGATATGCCTGCCACGGCCCATTACTATTGACGCCACCGTCCACCACTTCGCGCTCCAGCCATCCCTCGCCGTCGCATGTCGGACACGGCTTCAAAATTCAAGTCCGCTTTGGCGCGGTGCCTCTGGCGGCGCGACGAACAAATCAGGTTGTTTGTAGGCGTCTTCGATGCGTTTGCAGGCAATGTCGAAATAACGCGGCTCTAATTCGATGCCGATAAATTTGCGGCCTAGCTTGGCGCAGGCGACGCCTGTCGTGCCGCTGCCCATGAAGGGGTCAGCAATTATGTTACAATTACTCGGCAGACGAGTTACGCACCATCGCATCAACGACAACGGCTTCTGTGTTGGGTGGCACTTCTTTAGGCCATTAGGGGATAAATCAAAAACCCGTGACGCCTCGCGCCATTGTGAACACCAAGCCATTTCGCAGTCATTAAAATGCATCCCGCGAATGCCTTTGTTCCAGATAAACATTTGTTTGGTTCTACGAAGTAAATCCAGATAGTAATTCGCACCCCACAGGATCTGATGTCGGGACATGCCACGCATTAAATCAACATGCGCGGACGTGATTGGCTTATCCCATGCTTGAGTTTTGTCGCTATCAAATGGCCTTGCCGCATTTGTGCCGCGATTATTCCAATCGCCAAGCCCATAAGGCGGATCAGTCACTACAGCATCAACCGGCTCAAGCGTCGGCATGATTTCCAGACAATCGCCCTGATACAGCGTGCAATCGCCTATGACGACGGGGTCGAATTTTTTCCTATTTTGTTGCATCACAGCCATCCGGTCGCTATAATACGACCATTAGAGGAACGGCGACGGGCCGACCTCAAAACGGCGAAAGGGCCGAAAAAATGTTTGAACGCGCAGACGCAGAAGCGAAAGCAAGCCCGGTTGGCAAACTCCTCATAGACGCCGGTTTCATCCCCACGCATACCGGCGGTGGATGCCGCGCTTGGGAAAAGATTCTCAATGATGGCGACCAGCTGTTGGTTACGCATGAGGATATGGAATTGCTTGGCGATCCCAATACCCGGCGATGGCTCATCGGACGCTATAGCGATGATGATTTTGTTGACGATGGTCCCTTCACCCTCGCGACGGCGCTGAAAGAGGTCGCCAACTTGCCGAAACCGGATGCTGATTTGGCTGAGTGCATCCGAAACGGTCACACCGATACGGGTAGAGGCGTTTGCGCTGATTGTGGGACGTTCCTTTAAATGCACAAAACAAAGATAAAAAATCTTGTTGAAGCGAAGCGGTATATTGAAGCGCTTCACAAGTCGGGGAAGGACTTTCATTTTGACGACGACCCCGCCGACATCATTGAATATGCGACGGGCTTGCGCTCGTTTACTGATGAAGAAAGCGCGGAGATTTCCAAGCGCGTTGACGAAATGTATGCAATCGATTGGGGCAAATTTGAATGCCCTATCGGTTACCTTTTGCATATTCGGGAAGGTAAATAATTGACGCGTGACGAATTGATCGCTTGCGGCGAAGCCCTCTATGGGCCTCGCTGGCAAGCGCCGCTCTCCCGTGACCTCAATGTCGCGGTTCGCACGGTCCAGCGTTGGGACGCTGGCGACCGTGCTATTCCCAAAACGCTTACGGATGACTTGCGCGCGCTTTTGATTGTGCGGCGCATCAGCATCGATGAATTGCTGGACATGCTCTAGCATCACAGCCGCTCCACCATCGCGATACGTTCGCCGATCCAGCGCATCACGGGCACCGCCATTGAATTGCCCAGCGCCTTGTAGCGCGGCCCGTCAGGACACAACTCTGGCGGCTTACCGCGCCACGCGATCTGTGTGTAATCGTCAGGAAAGCCTTGAAGCCGTTCGCACTCGCGCGGCGTTAGTCGCCGCACGGCGTAGCGGTGCGCGACAGATTGCGGAACCTGTCTAGCTTCAAGCGTGTAAGCGGTATCGTCATTGCGGTAACCCTTACCGTCAGGCCCGTTTTCCGGGTTTTCAGATGTTGCGCGCTCCTGTATCGCCATCGCTGTCTGCGTCGTGTCGAAGACAACGCCAAGCCCGCGATCCATCGCGCCGAGCGGATGCGTTACCTCGCCGGTATCAGGGTCTTGTCGATTATGGAAAGCAAAGAGCGGAACCCCGCGACCGGTGCCGTCTTCGCTGGCGTCGAATCCTTCGCCGCGCAGCGCGTGCGTGATCATTGTCTGACCTTCATCAGCCGTCGTATTGACGCCTTTGTGCATGCGCGCAGTTAGTGGATTTGCTGTTTTCGGGATGGTTGGCGCAACACCGCCGACGGTTTGGACGGCGATCACCGGATCTTGCCCCCTGCTTTCTCCGGTTCGCTCTACGCCGCGACCACTGTTGACTAGGCTTGGCGCAACGTCGTGAGTTATGTCGCCGGGGAACCCGCTACACTGGTTAGCGCCGACCGTAAGGCTATCGGCAACTCTTTGCCCCGCTTCTCGGCGCGGCGCAATATCCCCTGACAGGCTTTCGCGCTCAAAAAGAACCGCTGCGGCACGTCGCCAGTTTCCAAGATGTCCGACAACGAAGACGCGACGCCGTCGCTGTGGAACTCCGAAGTTTTGAGCGTCAAGCGTTCGGTACGCCCACCCATACCCGAGTTTTTCCAGCCCTCCAAGGAAGGCTCCAAAGTCCCGTCCTTCGCCGGATGACAGGACGCCGGGGACGTTCTCCCATACCAGCCAATTGGGCCAATATCGTGCAGCAATCGCGAGATAGGTGAGTGCGAGGTTTCCGCGTGGGTCAGCAAGGCCCGCTCGAAGCCCCGCGACTGAGAAACTTTGGCATGGGGTTCCGCCGACGAGAACATCGATAGCTGGGTCATCAGGCCAATCCTTGAATTGTGTCATGTCGCCATAATTCAGCGAGTCAAAATGCGTCGCGAAAACTGCGGCCGGGAATTTCTCGATTTCCGCGCACCAGGCGAACCGCCAGCCCAGCCCTTGCCACGCCAATTCTGGCGCACCAATCCCGCTGCAAACCGATCCGACTGTGAGCGTCATACCCCGCACATGCCTTCGCATTCGTTCTCGAAAAAATTGAGTTGCCCAAGGTCTTCAAGATTTCGGAAATCGACCTCGGCCAGAGGTTTGCAGGAGCGGTGGACGTATTGCTGTTCTTTATATCCCTTTAGAATGGAACCGTTCTCGCGGATCGCGTGGTCGAACTCGACCGCAGCCGCAAATGAATCGGGATCATTTATTTTCATGTCGCGCCAGAGCGCATCGTTGTGAAATGGACAGGCAACGCAGGCGCTTTTCGATAGCGTTCGCCCTAGATAATGGCGCGAGAACCACACCTCGCAGTCATTGCGGCTTATGCGGGCGTCAATGAGCGGGAATATGTGAGTGTAAAACGGGTGACGCGACGGCTTCATTCGGGGCGCTTCGTCGGTGCTAATTCCCATCCATAAGTTAATAACGGAATGCTTCGGTGCGCGTTGCCGGTACTTCAATCCAATCAATTCTCGCAGTTTCTTGCGTACAGGACTTATTTTGTATTCAGCGGTGCATCCCCGCCGGCCCATGCCGCCTTTAGCGGTGAATAAAGGCATAGACGCAAAACGTTGCCCTGTTGTATTTCGACCTGCAAGATGATCCGCCCGTATATCACCAGCGGTAACGCGGTACACAGGAAACGGCAATTGCTCTTCAAGCCAATCCAAATGCGTGTAAACGCCCTTCGGCTCAAATTGCGTGTCCGCGAATATGGCGCATTCCGGCATCGGCGATAGTTCGCCGCGCGCCGCCATCAGAGCCATGACCGACGATTGCACGCCTGCGCCGAGTGATATGACGTTAATCACGCCATCGCCTCGCGCACATGAAACCCGTCGCAGCCGGCGGCTTGTTGGTCAGGCGTCAGGATCGCGTCATGTTTTCCACAGTGCCATTGCGGTCCATCGACCGGCGTTGAAAAACGGCATGTGCGACAATTCTTTTGCACTGCCACACCCTCATGGCACACGTCGCGATAATCACACCACTTGCACGCAAACGCCTTTGGCGACTCCGACACGCGTTCCGGCAATTCGTTGACGTTCTCGACCATCGACCGCAGCCGTTCCGCGAAATATTCGGCCTCATCAACGTTTAATTCTGTGCGGCAACTATCCCAATTGCGGCACCCTGCGCTTGCGACGACCAGCCAGTGCCGCTTGAACCCGCCGTAAAGCATGTAAAGTTGACCTTGCACCCAATACGTGAAGTCCCACTCTTTGAGCGTCGCCTTCTCGCCATCGCGCTCCTTTATCTTTTTGAACTGCGCAAACTTCCGCTCGTTTACAATCTTGCATTCCCAGACGTGCGGCGTTTTTGGCGCGACCGGCAGCTGATGCACGATGCCGTCAAAGTGACCGCGCAAATGCCCGCCCGCATCAACGACCTCGAACTGTCTTCCGGTTTCGGGATCCACCGTCTGCAGAAGCACGTCATCGACCATTTGGATGCGCGCAGCGATAACGTCTTCGCCGCGATTGCCGTCATCAATTGCGCATAACCCTCGCGCCGCAATCGCTGCAGCTGACGCCCACAGCCACGAATACCATTGCTGTCGCGGGCATCTGCCAGCGGTTGACATGCCAAGGTGCAGCCGACGCGGTCGCGCCGCATCACGGCGCTCCATCTCGGCGTCGGCGGCGTTCAATACGGAATCTGAATAGTCAATTTTTACCATGAGAAAAAAAGGGGGCGGATGCTTAAGGGGCAAAGCGCCCGCCCCCTAGTCCACTAGCCCGCGCGCCAAGCGGGCGCTGGAACCGGTTCGGCGGCTGCAGGGCTAGCGACAGGCGCGGCTGGGGCAACGGGAGGGGTGCCAACAGCTACTGCCTGATTTTGAACGGGCGCTGGCGCGCTAAAACTTTTGATTTCGTTTTTTTTGGGATCGCCTTTTTTGAAGCCGACATAGACGCCAATGCGACGTGCGATCAGCTGATCCGTATCTGCAATATGTGACATGCCAAGCGCTCTGCCGATCTGTTGCAGTTTTTCCATCGCGATGTTTTTTGCTACTTCGCTTGGGTGCTTGTAGTTCAGGTATTCCCAAACACTTCCATGGCCGTCGATGCGTACTTGGATGCAGAGTTGTTCGTGACCAGCAGCCGACATTGGGAAAGAAATTTCGACAATATCGCCGACGTAATCGCCCGCTGGCAGCGGCTCATAGCTATGGCTTGTAGCCTCGGCGGGAACGTCCAAATTTAATGCAACCATTATTTGTCTCCTGGCGTGATGGCGTTGACGAGTGCAGACCACTCCAGCGGCAATTCGTCCGGTAGCGGGTATCGCGTTTTCGCTACGAAGTTCGGGCGCGAAGTGCAGCGCAGAACGCGTTCGCCACTGCCAACCGCCTTGACCTTTTTCTGTCCGAAGTTCGTAGTGGTTTCTTTTGTCGCGACACGCATGTTTGCGAAGCCGACGACATCAGAAAATTCGGTATATAAATCCGCCGCCTTTTTGTGCAGCTTGATTTCAAAGCGGTCGAACGCTTCGGTCGTCGGGTCTTCAAACCGCTTGACCTGACTGTGCGCCAGTAAAACGCACGCCATGCCGCGCTCACGACGCAGTCGCGTCAGCTTGCCGAGCAAGGCACGGTGATGAGCTAGCGCTGCGACATAGCCCTTGCCATAGCCCATGTCCTCGATTGAGTTTATTTTCTGGTCGGCGCAAACGCTGTCGTGCGTTAGCGTTTCAAACCAATCAAGACTGTCAATTGTAACGACCGTGTAATCGTGTTTTTCATTTAGCAGCTGATCCAGCGCCGCCATCACATCGGCGGTCGAGGTAGCCAGCGGGAAGCGATCAACGCCGACCACGTCAGCGCCTTCCTCGGTCGGTATAAAAATGCAACCGGCACCAGCGCCAGCCGCAAATGTGGTTTTCCCGACACCAGGCGGGCCATATATTGAAATGCGCGGTGGCTGAATAGCAGCACCCGTCACGACACCATCAAGTGGCATTGTTTTTTCCTCTCGTTATTAGGTCGATGAATAGGTCTTCCTTGACCACGTACAGGCGCGGCGCTCTGTCGGCTCTGACCACGACGACGCTTGCGTCGTCTTGTTCAAACGCGCGATAGATCACGCCAAACCCGTTTTTGCGGCGCTTGCATTCGACGCGCAGTCCCTCGACCACGACATCGCCAGCGAAATCCTCACCAAGCTGATGCTTGTAAGCGCCACTCGCGAAGACGCGATGCGCCTGCAAGCCCTTCGCCTTGCAAGCGTCTACGACTTCGTATTCCAATTCGCGGCCACGGTCTTTGTTTCTGCGGCCGCTCATTGCGCGCGTTCCCACGCTGCCTGTAGGTCATCCAACGTGACCTTGCCTTGCGTGACCGATATTATTTTTGAGATACGACGTGGCGCTGGTCGGCATCGCCCACGGCACCAGTGGCTCACGGTTTCCCGCTTGACGCCGATCCGCTGCGCAAAATCATCCTGCGTCAGATTGTTCTCAACCAACCAATCACGTAAAAGCATGATCGTGACGTAAAATAAATTTACGTTATAGACAACATCAATTATTGCCACAAACGTGTATAAGCGTGTACAAGCGTGTACGTGTTGCGTTTTGTGTCAGCGGTGACACATTTCACGACGTTCTTTACACAAGTTGTGTAAATGATCTTTTGCTAATTTTAGGCTAACGCGGGACCATTGATGAAACGACGGAATCGAATCCGTTTATTGGCAGCAGAACGGGGATTGACGATAGCCGAATTGGCGATAGCAATTGATATGCAACCTCATACTTTACGCCGCTACTCACGGCATGAGGCTGAACCGAAAATTGAAATCGCTGAAAAAATAGCAAATTATTTTGGTGTCACTCGCGACCATGTCATAGGCGACGAGACAGACATCAAGCCACTACCTCGGCAAACGAATGGTCATAAAATCCCGGTTTACGGCGCTGCACAAGGCGGCACGGGGTTTGATGTGACAGACGTAGCGACTCCAGTAGACATGCTTCCTACGCCACATTACGTGGCGAACGCCAACGACGCTTATGGCGTTTTCGTGGTAGGCGAGTCGATGGAACCGCGCTTCATTGAAGGTGAGATCGTCATAGTCCACCCCGGCAAGCCCGCCCGTCGTGGCGATTGGGTTGTCGTTCAGCTCCAGGCTGGCGACGAACAGCACGCCATCGTCAAACGGTTCAAGAGCATGTCGAGCGATCACATCATTCTGGAACAATTGAACCCAGCGCAAGAGGTTCGATTCGTGCGCGGTGACGTGATCGCGTTACACAAAATCGTGGGCGTTCAGTTGGCGACGTAATATTTATTGTTGACATATACACCATCATCCATCGATAAACACTTACCGTTATCGATGTGATGAGGAAGGTATGGTCAAGGATATCTGCGAAGGTTTGATCTTCGCACTGACTTTAGTAGCACTTTATTTCGCCATGAATTTCGGTTGCCTGTTAAGCGACCGCTGCGCCGCCACGCTGGGGGTGTTATGAGCGAAGCAAAGTTGCTCACAGTCAAAGAATTGTGTGTTTACTTATTTGACGATTTTACGCCGTCATTGCGGAATCGCGTCTACCATTTGCTTGAAACCAATGACGTTCCGAAAATAAAAGACGGCCGCAACTGGTATGTAAATCGTAGTGCGGTTGACAAGCTGATTGGCGCAGACAGTGACGTGTAAGGTCTGCGGCGGCAATGAATATGTGCGCGACGGCGATGCCACGCGCGCGTGTCCAACATGCGTGCCTGACGCCAAATCAGATAGCGGCCCCGCTTACTATAAAAAAGGTGAAGTGGAAACGTGGGACTACGTCATCGACGTGGTGCGCGACAACCCCGGCGATGAAGGTTTTCTTGCCGGCAATGTCATCAAGTACGTGAGCCGATACCGCGATAAGCATGAGAACCCGGTCGAGGATCTGACCAAGGCGAAAGCCTTTTTAAACAAACTCCGCAATCTGGTGATCGCGAAACAGCTGCAAGCGGAGATCAATAATGAGGAGTGATGAAGTCGCCATCAGCGTCGAACAGCGACCAGGCGGCGGCGCGCTTCTGCGCATTCGCAGCTGGGGCAAAGACAAGTGGGAGGGCAGCGATATCAGGCTCGTCCTTACGCCTGACTTACGGGATTACCTCATCACAGAATTAAACGGCACGCAATGAACTGGCAGACGATTGCAATAATGCACACGCGCATCGCTGGCTTCGGTCGCTTTGAACTAACAGACGAAAGCAAAGTTGTCTCGAAAGCGCTGAAGCAATCCAAACAGAAATATCTAGCCACTCATTACGAAATGGCTCAACGGGACGAAATTTGGCTATTCCACAGGCGGATCGACAAGAAGACGTTTGAGATCGTTGTCGCGCCGCGAAAGCAAAGGGGCAGACATGAAGAAGCGATCTTTAAATCAACACATCAGCTGGATAAAAGGGCGGTTTAAAAAACGACTCAACTTTTACCAGGATCGCGGGTTGACCGTTTCGCCAACCGCGCACACGCTCTTATATCAAAATCGGCGATACATGATTGCCGTTATGACGAACGCCATACGTGCTATCCGAGCGCCGGGTGACGAAAGTCCGTTGATGAATAAATGGCGGGGGACAAGCTCAAAAAATAATGACATTTGTTACGACATACAGAAAATTTTAGTTGACCAACAAACTGCGAGTTTGGCGCAGTTGACGTTCTCCGCTGAAAAACACGGCAGTCGGGAAAGCGTCCGACGCGTCGTGGCGCACGGCATCGATTTGGGGTTGCTGCAAAAAGACGGCGATCAATTTTCTCTAAGCGAAGCATATGTCAACGAGTTGTTTGACAGGTCGATTATGCGAATCCGGCATCCCGACGTTGTGAAGTTGGGCATGTTCACGTCGGCGATCAATGTCGTTGAAAATATAATTCAGAACGCCGACAAGATGAACAAAGATCCGGCGCATCCGCTGGCTAGCAATCTGACACTAACGGAAGCCATCGCAAACGGCGATTATGATGACGAAATTGATTAGGCAGAGAAGTGATGACCAGACGGCAACCAAATAATGACGCGCAAATATTAGTGCGCACGACTGCAGGCACGTCTAACGCGCTAGACAGAGTTGCAGAAAGATACGGCGTCAGGCGGACACGGGTTGTTAGGGAGATGCTTACGAAATGCCTGGAAGCGCTAGGCGAACCAATCATTGAGCCTGACCAACCTATTGATGGTTTTGTTGAAAAATTAGCCCGCGATTTGGCAGGCAAACAGACCAACTAAAAAAGAACCCCGGCAATGCCGGGGTTTTGTGTTTAGGCGAACGCCTTAGCGTGTCGTTCGCTGATTTCTTTGTCACGCCGGGAGTCATCGAGCCAGTGACCATAAATATCGATTGTTGTGCTTATGTTGGCATGTCCCATCAGGCGAGAGACAACACCAATTTCCTCACGCGCATTAAAAAGTAAAATCGACGCGTAATAATGTCGCAAATCGTGCCAACGTATGCGCGGAACGCCAGCCCTGTCACAAGCCTTATGTAGTATTTTCTCTCGCCAATTATTGTTATACCCGTGAGTTCCTACAGTAGAAGGAAACACTAAATTTTTAGATCGCTGCGCTAGCGGCTGCGACAATTTCCACAAACGCAGATCATCAACCAGTTGTGGGTTCAAATTAACGGTGCGATACCCTGCCAAAGTTTTGGGCGGGCCGACGCTCCTATCCTGCTTTAATGATTTGTTGACTGTTACGTGTCCCGTCGTCAAATCGATGTCGTCCCAAGTGAGGGCTAATTGCTCACCCATGCGCAAGCCCGTTTCAGTGGCAAACTTGATTCTCAATCGATAATCCGTAACGTTCGCACGATTGGATTTGCCGTTTTCGATTATTTTTTTGATATCGTCTTTTGAAATCCGATCCATTGGTTGCGATTGTTTGATGGGTTTTTTCGGCTTTTTCACAAACGTCGGATTGCTTGGGATAATTTCACATTCATAAGCCCACTTGAAAAAGCCGTGTAGAGCGCCAAACCATTTTTTTCCAGTTGTCCACGCACGCTCTTTATACAGCTCGTTGATAATTTCGTTTTTGATATGCCCCACGCGAATTTCCCCGACGCGCATATCGTTGATCTGTTTTTTGTCGATGACATATTCACCAATCGATTCGAGCTTTATCTGCTTCTCAATAACTGATCTTTCAACAAGCTCTTTTCGCTTCGCCCGCCCCATTTCGTGTTCGATATATTTGACAACCAAATCCTTGAACAGCGGAGTCAATGTCGGGTCGGCATATTCACCGCGTGTTAAATATTGCTTGTTCACGTTCTTAAGCAACGCACGTGCCGCGCGCTTGCCGTCAGGCGTTTTTGGGAATCTTTTTTCGCGCCCATGTGGGCGGCAATCCGCTATATAGTGCGTTTTAGTTGTTCGTATTTTCATAATGCAACTCCTCTCAATGCAGTGTATATATAGTAAATATTATTTACCTTACAAACAAAAAAATGATGTCCGCACCGATTTGCGAATTTCATTTTCTGCGAGAGATTTGCGAATTATTTGCGAAATAGACGGGAGAGCGACATTATGGATGATACTAACTATTTGTAATTTAACGATAATAATGTCTCTCCGCGTTTTATGGGTGTTGCGCCCTGGATGCGAACATGACCCAAAATAACCTTTCGCAACATCAAGGACTTACGCTGCACCTCGCAGAAAACGGTCATTTTTCTGTCGTACACCAGTATACTACGATGTAGGTCGATGGTCAAAAATGTACCGTTTTCTTGCGAGTATTTTGCGAAGTTCGCAAATGTGTGCGGGCATCACTCCTTGGCGGCGCGGATCTTGTCACGCAAAACGCCGTAGTCTGTAACCATGCGCGCAAGCGCTGAACAATCTGCTATCACGGTATCGCGGGCGCAGGGCGGGCCGAGCCGTTCCAGCTCGTCAGCCGCCAGATCCTGCACCGCATCGGCATAGTCAACAATCGGCGGCGCTACAATCACGGGCTTACCCTTCTCAGCGGCTAGGTAATTGAGGGCTGCGCCGCCGAGTGATCCGGCCGCCGATAACGCGCTAAAACTTTCGGTTACGCAGCCGGTCAACAGTGTCATCGACAGAGCGATCATCGTTGACCGCATCCATCTTTTCTTCAGCCTCGCGCACCGCGCCTTCATGTCGCGCATGAATAATCGCCCGCGCGGCAAAAAAGGCGACGGCTCCAACACCACCCAAAATGCATAACCAAACAACGGTCAAGACTCGCCTTTCTCTTTGACCAGCATCCCCGCGACGCCAGCCAAAGCGCCAACCGCTGTGATAATGTGTACCATCATGTCTTCCGGCAGATTGATCCCTACCGCCATGAGTATGGAAGCGAGACCCGCCATCGAACTCGGTTCTTTGAGGCGTGCGAGCAAAAGTCTAACCAATACCATTGTCTATCTCCTTAGTAAGTCCAGAGCGCTGGACGGGGCAATTTTTCGGTCACATTGTCGAGGTGAATTATTCGCCGACTATGCGCCCCGCGCTGATTGACGCCGACGCCCTGGATGTCGTCGTGCGTCAGCGCAATCCGCAACAGGTTCAGCGCGCGCGATCCGCTGATCAAGATATCGGCGGCTTGGCCGGTCGAGTGCGCTCCAGGCGCCTGCTTCTTCGCTTCGATTGGATGCTGCGGACAACGGTATCCGCTGGTGATTTTCATCGCGCCGAACTCATCGCGGATCCGCTGCAGCAATGCGATGAATGCCGGATCCATCTCGACCGCGCCGCAGCCGCACTGGCAACGGAACTCATCGGGGCCAAAATTTGCGTAATCGTCCCAATTCATAGTTGGTCAACCTTCCGCCGAATCCATTCGATATCTTTGCGAATTGCTTCTAGCTCGCGACTTCGGCGGTCCAGCTCTGATGGACTTAAGATTGAAGACAAAATTGACATGCGTTGATCTTGCATTTCACTCGCCGTCGTCAGCTTGTCTAGGCGCACATCTTGCGCGTCGAGGCGCATTTCCAGCTTGTTGCTGTCTATCTCCAGTTTTTTGATTTGGTGCCGAGCGACGAAACCGGCACCAATCACGCTAGCGATTAGGCCAGCCACTGGAATCAAATCCGCTACGTTCATCGTCGTGTCGCCGTGAGCCAGGAATCGAGTTCTTTTTGTTCCGTAAAAACGCTTGCTGTGATGCGCGTGCTGGTGCCACGCACTAGATCGACATGGCGAAAGTGAACGCGCCGCAAATTCAAGGCAACGAACGCAACGACATCGCAGTGGCTTAATGGACGTCTGTCTATGCCCGTGCGCGTTTTGAAGTGGAATGAATTGGGCCGCTGCAGATCGAAGTCGCCACTGGTCTTGACCTCGACACGCCAAACATCGTCGTGATGCCATGCAACTAAATCAAAGTGGTCAGCGTGGACAACAGCGATTTGCACGCCGATCTGTTCCAAACTGCAGGCGACCAGGTACTCGCCAGCGCGCCCAACGCGCGAACTCATCTTAACTCTTTGGGCCGACCGGTTGCGGCTCGACCGTCTGCCACTGCGTACCCTTTTGGCCGATCAGCATAACGCAGCTCATCATGTCGTTTGGTCGCACCAAAATCACGGTCCAGCCGTCCGGTCCCGCCCAGATTTCCAACATCCTGTTTGCCATATCTATGCCACGACCGGTCAGTCCTTCTTTGTGCTCCCTTAACTTCGCTGTCATCTCTGTATATGGGCCGCACACCTGTTGCTGCGCTGCCGCTGGCAGGCACAAAAAAACCGCCGTAATGGCGGCGGCAATCGCAACGCGGGTCATTTTCGCCATCGCTGCCTAGCCCACATGCAAAAGCGGGCAATGTACCAGACGATTGAAATACCAGCGGCCACCGCAGGCAAAAACTCAAGGAACGCGCCGAACGCTGTGGCCGCAGCCGCCAGATCGCCGAGTTCGCGGCTCATGTTATTCAGCCGCCCACTTTGCAGGGACGCCCGCCAAAATCGGCGGCTGCTTTTGGTTGTCAATTTTAATTTGCAAGTGGGCCTGCAATGAAGCCTCGGCCTCGGCTCCTGTTATGTCTTCTACATCGTCGCCACTGGCATCGTTCTGGGCCTTTGCTAAGGCTTCAAACGTCCAATCTTTTACTTGCTCAATCGTGACATCATCGAACGGCGTAAAGCTGCCGTCTGGCTCCGCGAGTTGGACAGCGCCATACCCGTCCGAGGAATATTCCCCGTCCACGGCCACGAGCCGGTAGTGGCTGATGACAATCACGCCCTCGCGACCGGCGTCGTCGGCCTGCGCTTTGCGGTCCAAGGATTCGCAACGAAATGTGAAATCAGTCATTTAATAACTCCTTGGTCTATAGGTTGTTAGCTACTGCCGCGCTGGAAAGAATTTCGACGTAGGCGGTGACGCCGTGAACTGTGCTGCCCGTGACATCAACGGTCACTTGGCGATTTGAGCCGCCTTGCGTGAGAGTGAAAGCCTGATCGATGTCGGTCTGAGTGCCAGCCTGAGCATTTGCGGTGTTAGCATCGACGCTCACCACGTAGGTTTGCTCACTATAATGTTGTGTCGCGAGTGCTGCGCCGCCGCGACCGGTCACACGTACTTTGATAACAGCGCTCGAGTAGGCCGCGAATGTGGCTTCAACGATATCGACATTTGTCGGATCGCTGCCCACGGCTCGGACGTACTGCCAGTAACGTCCATTCGTATCAGCGCCGGTGCTTCGGATAACCGTGTCACCTGCGACATCCAGCTTGGCTTCGGCTGATGAATTGCCAAGGACAAGGTTGCCCGATCCGTCTATGCGGCCCTTCTCATCGCCGACTTGGAATACGATGGTATTTGTGTATGCGTTGCCGCCGCCGAGATATAGCGTACCCGCCGAATCAGCTACGCCATAGACGGCATTGCCGCCAGCGTTTTTGCCGTAGACGCCGCCTGTAAATTTCGCAGCGCCTGTCGCACCGTCGATAAGTACGACCTCATTACTGCCATCAAAGTTATTCTTGTCCGCTGACGCGATAATGAACTTACCCAACCCGGCATCCGCACCTATGGACCATCTCGCATTTGTGGCGGCTGCATCTAGGATGATAATCGCGTCTGAATCGGTCCATCCGCGTGTCTGAACAATCAGTCTCGCGGGGCTGCTATTCCCCACATGATTGTTTTTTACCCTCAAAATTTGCGCCGAACCGTTAAGTGCTTGCGTGAATTCGGCGTCACCAGTGACTAGCAGCTTGGTCGATGGAGCCGAACTGCCGCCTATATGCATGTTGCCTGACGTGGATAATAAAACAGCATCGGTGTTGTTGGGCGCAAAAGTAATTGGGATTCCGCTTGCGGCACGCAGTTCTATGTCTGTGCTGGTGCCGCTGCCTAAAAGGGCAGCTTTATTTCCAAGCCCGCCCCGGTAGGCACCGTTACTGCGGACCTCGAATACGGCTCCACCGGCGGCACCCGAACCTCCATTCGCAATGACGTTAATTACATCTGTGCCTGTTCCACCGGGGCCAAAAGTCGGTTCGCCAGTGACGGTAAGGTTGCCTCCAAATGTGGCTGCGCCGGTTCCGTTGAAGGTGTAACTTGACCCGCCAAAATGCAGGACGCCACCAACGCCTCGTGCGTAGGCTGCCGTGCCGCCACTGCTGCCTGAATCATGCCAAACCAAATAGTCCTCATTCGGGATGGCAATCGGAGTTGCTGCGGCGGGTGCCGCGCCGTTCACGCCGATCAGGCCGCTTATCGTGCCTGTCGTCGTGATCGCGCTGCTGCCGTTGTCAATCGCGCCGAATCCGCTCGTAATCGACCCGCTGTTGAGCGCGCCTGTGGTGACAATGTTCGACCCACCGACGCTATGGCTGGAGAAATACGTCGATACGGTATCGACGTTTGTCATCCGCATCGTGCCAGCGTCGTTGATCAGTATGCCGTCGCCAGATGCGACCGCAGTCGTGCCGCGTGCTGTGCCGCCGTCGATGAGATTTATTTCAGCGGCAGTGGATGTGACCGCCGTCGACCCTAAAGTGAACTGCGAATCTGGGACGACTAGGCCAGCGGCCCCGGCCAAGATTAGATCGTCAGCCGATGTATCCCAGAGCAAATACGCAGAGGCAGTATCGCCAAATAGCTTGAAGTCGTAACCCGTATCATCCACCCCAACAGTAACTGTATTGTCAATTTGAACAGCGCCGTCAATATCAACAGCATCCAGATTTGTGGTGCCGTCCACGTCTATGCTTCCTGACACGTCCAAAGACCCGGCATCGACTTCGCCGGTTACGGTCAGCGCAGTAACCGCCTGCGAGCCGCTGACCCAATTGGCCGTATGCGCCATCAACTCGCGGATGGCATTATTGACGTTTGAAGGAGCCATGCCCTCGGCAATTGAAATTGATCCAACATCGAGATTGTTGGCAGCTGTCGTGTCGTACTGCGTGACGTTTGATTTCGGCATGAAATTACCTCGTAAAAAACCCGCCGGGTGGCGGGCTGGGTTACTGCTGCGGGATGGTTGCTATCCCCGGCGACAGATTAGATAAAAGTCGTTGTGCTTGGCTTTGCACTCTTTGAGTTCTTGGCCGTGATGCTTTTAAGGCGCTAGTTATCATCGCTAGGAATTTGGCCGGGTCCACGCCTTGGCGAGCCATAATTTTAGCAATTTCCACGGCTTCCTCGTCCGCCATCTTTCGGACCTGCTCTGGCGACCGACCCAAAGTAGTAGCTGTGGCTTCCCGTGCGGCGGCTACCCCTTCGCCACGCCGCAGCCTTTCACGTACGCCACTTTGAGCCGCGTCCTTAAATTTTGCATCGTATAATTGACGACCTAACGTCTTGGTATTTTGAGCAACACTAGCTTTTAGACTAAAGCCGGATGCCGCTTGATCGAGTTTTTTGAATAGCCGTTTGGCGGCTTTCCTTCCTATAACAAGCGCGACTTTTTCACGGTTGGCGCTGCTCGACATATCCTTCAGAAGTTTGAAAGCTTCGCGCGCGTCCATATTCATATCGGTAAAGGCAAGTTTTACATTCTTGATGCCCTCGTCTATTTGTGAGCGTATTCCCATTGCGGCAAATTTCTTTTCCAACCTATTCATACCGGCGACAGTTTCGGCCACCTCTGACACGGTTAGGCTAGGCCGCAAAACCGTATTGCCAAACTTTATAGCTTGTACCCTTTGGATAGGGTCTTGGGCAGTTTTCAAGGCAATGTTGTACTCTGGGACAAGATCGCCAGTGAGGTTCCTAATCTCGCGTGCGAGGTTTTCATAAGCGCGGCCAACAGCTGACGTGCCGCCCATCGCGCCTTTCCCAGCCTCTACATTTGCCCTCTCATTTAGACCGCGTTTTATATAATCTAATTGCCGAACATCGGGCAGCCGCTCAAACGTATTGTCCGCCTTTAGAATAATTTGCGCCGATAGCGGTTCCCCATTTAACCGCATTAATTTATTGGCAGCGGCAATTACGTCAGCGTCCACCCTTTTTCTTACAATCCTTTCAAGTATTTGCCCTTTGTCAGATGCATAATTTATAGGCTTAGAATAGGCTGCCCTGTACGTTGCCGACCGATTACTGGCAGTTCCTTGCCTGATTTGCCTCTGTGTTCTGGCAACCCCAACAGGTCGGCCCAAGGTTTCGTCAAGCGCCTGATTGGCTAACTTTGATGATTGGGCGGCTCTAGTTTCAACTACCTGCCTAACGATTGGAGCAGCTGCCGGGTTCTGTCCTAAATAATCAAACAAACCCGCAGATGCAGGGCCGACTTCCGGCAAGATAGCATTGGGCGGCAACGATCCTTGCCGTAAATAGCCGCCGGTTTTGTCCGCTTCTAATACCTCGCCTAAGACTTCAAACGCGGGTCGACTCATTCCCGCTTTGCGAGCTGCTGCGCCGGTCCCGGCAAACCTGTCATAAACAGAGGATATTGCCTTCCCGGCCAAAGGTGCGGCTGCCCCAAATGGTGCTGATATCGCTGCAGTCAACCCAGCTTGAGGAAGCATGTTGTTTTCTGCGGCTCCAGCCCCGTATATAGCGCCTTCTCCAGCAGCCACGCCGCTGCCTGCCGCCATTTTGCCGCGCAACGATGACGGCATTGTGGCGAGGCGCGCGCCCGGTGTTGCGAAGCCGGTATGCAACGCCCCGGCAAACTCTGCGCCGCCAGCCATCAAAGGATTTTGCTTGCGGAACTGGTCCAGCTTGCCGCGTTCGCGCGATAAATACATATCCGTTAATTCATCATAGCTGCGAGTTGGGTATTTGTTGGCTAACGTAGCCAACGCGGCTGCGCCTTGCGCTGTAAGTTCGTCCGCCCAACCAAAGCCGCCGCCCTGCCCATAGGCCCGCAATAGACCTTCGCCAGTGCCTACCTCATCGCCTGATATTCTTCCCCCAAGACGTTCGCCACGTTGTTCAGCAGTCTCGTCTTCGCGGTATTCCAAATAACTCCGACGAAGCATAATTCCGAGAGCGGAGTTTTTTGTCTTTTCTATATCGACTACTTCCGGTGGCAATTGTTCTTTTAACGCTCTGAGAAGTTCTTCTTCGGTGGCGTTGGCAGGGCCATCTATTTCTGCCGTTCTTCCGTCAGAAAGATCGACTTCAAATGTTTCTAAGGCTTCTTTGTTCATTTTATTTTTACCCTAAAAACACGAGTCCCTGTTTGTGTAACACCACCGAAAGCGCTTTTTTCTTGGCCGAAATATTGTCGCCAAGTTAGACGGTTAGGATTTAGCGTGTAGGGTTCTACATCATCGCGGACAAATCTATTTTTCTGTTCATCAAAGCGCGATGCTTTCTTGCCGTGGACGAATATATCTTCCCAATTTGTATATAAATGCCAAGCTTCTTCCGCACCCGCAAGATCACCAAAATTGGCATCGGCCCATGCTTCCATAAACTGGACTTTATCTTTTGCATTTTGATATGCGGCCAGAGTCCCCCTAATAATGCGGCGGTTTGCCTCTGGCGATTTGTCTGGTCCGGGTCCAGCCCCTTTAAACATTGCAACGTCTCTATCTGACGCGGCACCCGGCAGACCTTGCCTCATTAGAGGGGTTGTGGCGTCTTGAATTGCAAACATTGTTTCTAAGTCTGGGGAAAGTGCGCCCATTGCCCTGGACCCCGGAATTTTGAACCCCGCACCCATTTTGCCGCCGTTGGCAACGTAGCTATCCATAACAGCTTCAAACTGCTTAAATTTTTCTGCCATCGATGCAAGCGGCACTACTTGCTCTCTTAAAACTGCCAGTCTTTTTTCTGTGTTTTCCCGATTCTTTGCATACGCCTCGTTTTGGGAGGCTGGAGGTAAGACAGAAATCGAGCGCGGCAGTTCGCCTGACGGCCAAAATTTCGCGCCACGCGCTTCGGCGGGGGCAAAAGTAGGACTAGCAGGTGGCGCAGCAGGTGGCGCAGCAGGTGGCGCAGCAGGTGGCGCAGCAGGTGGCGCAGC